CTCGGGAAAAGGCTAGTTCTGTGAGGGTAGGGGAGGTAAGTAAGCCATGCGCATCATAGGACAGGAGCAGATTGCAGCGGTGTTCGGGGTTGCGCCGAAGACGATTGTCGAGTGGCAGGAGTTTGGATTTCCGGTTGCCTTGCGCGGTAAGCCTGGCGTGCCTAGTGAGTACGAGACCGAGGCGTGTATCACCTGGCGTGTAGAGACGGAAGTGCGCAAGGTGCAGGGCGAGCGTCCGCAGGATCGGCTGGCGCGGGTTCAGGCGGACAAGATTGAGATGGAAAACGCCGAGCGGCGCGGTCAGCTCATCCCTGCCGATCAGCTCGAGCCGAAGCTCAAGGCGGCGTTCGTCGTAGCGCGCCAGGCATGGCTGGATGCCGTGCCGCGTTTGGCGCGCGAGTTGCCGGCGGATCCCGATGAGCGCGAGCTGGCGTTGCAAGCCGAGTTCGAGGCCTTTCTGCACCGCCTCGCCGATTGGGCGCACGCCGATCAGGAAGATGAGGAAGACGCCTGATGGAAATGTCCACGCCGCCCGTCGCGCTGAATGCCTGGGCTGGCCAGGCGTTGGACGCTATGCTCGGTCGTGTGTTTGCGCAGCTACGGCCGCGTGCGCCGCTTGACCCGGTTGCCTGGGTCGAGAAATACCGCCGTCTTTCGTCGGAAGAAAACCCTGATTACTCCGGCGCGTTTCGTCTCGACAACATCCCCGCGCTGCGCGGTGTGTTGGCGGTGTGTGGCCAGCGCGGCGTGCGGCGCGTGGTCGCGCAAAAATCCGCACAGATCGGCTGGACTGCCGGCGTGGTCTGCACGCTCATGGGCTACTACGCGCACTGGCAACCCTGCGTGCAGGTGGCCATGTTTCCGCGCGAAAAATCCGCCAAGGATTTCGACGCCGAAAAGTTCAGCCCGATGGTGCGCTCCTCGCCGGTACTATCCCGGCGCATCAAACTCAAGAGCCGCAGCGAAGGCAACAGCGCCACGCGCAAGCACTATCCGGGTGGGCTGCTCAAGTTCGTCGCCTCGAACTCGCCATCGGACGTCAAAAGCACCAGCGCCAAAATTCGCTACGTCGAAGAGCCGGATGATGTCAGCAAAGACGTAAAGGGTCAGGGCAACGCCATCGCCCTGCTGCGAGAGCGCGGCAAAACCATCCGCGAAAGTTTCGAGCTTATCGGCGGCACGCCTACCGCCAAGGGCGCGAGTGAAATCGAAAAGGAAATGCGCACCACCGACCAGCGCCGGTTCATGGTCGCCTGCCACCACTGTGGCGACCGGCACGAAGTCGAATGGGAAAACGTCGTGATCCCCGGCCTCAACCTCGCTGCCGAACAACTCGCCGCGCCGGATATTGATGAGCGCTGGCCCGCGCGCGAAGTCTATGGCCGCGCCCGGCACGAAGCCGCCTATTACGCCTGCCCCCATTGTGGCGGCATTTGGACAGACGAAGAGCGCATCGACAACATCAAGCGCGCCGCTGCCCAGCCCCCGCTCTATGGGTGGGAACCCACCGCAGAGGCGCCAGACCCAGGCTTCTATTTCAACGAATTGCAAAGCACTTTTACCGGCTCGCACGTCCCTGTGCTGGCTGAAAAATTCCTTCGCGCCCAGCACCTGCTTGACCAGGGCGACGCCCGTGAAATGATCGCCTTCTGGAACGCCACACGCGGCATGCTCTGGGAATACAAAGGCGAACTGCCTGAAGAAGAAGACCTGCGCAAGCGTGCCGAACAATATGCCGAATGGAGCGTCCCCGCCGGTGGCCTGGTGCCGCTGGTCACCGTTGACATCCAGCACGACCGGCTCGCCGTCACCGTCTGGGTAGTCGGACGTGGCGACGAAATGTGGCTGGTCTATTGGGGCGAACTCTACGGCCAAACGGTCGCCTCTCATCAAGGCGCCTGGGTTGAACTCGAACAACTCCTCAAGCGCACCGTGCGCCATGCCAGCGGCGCCGAGTTGCCGCTTGCCGCATGCAGCATCGACTGCGGCGACGGTCAAACCTCCGACGCCGGTTATGCCTTTGTCCGCCGGCACAATCACCACGCCCGTCCGGTAGTCGCCACCAAGGGCGCATCTGACGGCGAAGGCCGTGTCGAAATATGGACTCCGCCGAAATCCATCGACCCGAATAATCGCAGCACCAAAGCCAGCCGCCACGGCGTGCAGATCCACATCATCGGCGCCGCCAAGGCCAAAGACCTGATCCTCGGCTGGGCGCAAGAAGGCGGGCGCGTGCGTCTCGCCGGCAACGGCCCCGGCCGCATGCACTGGTACGAAGGCGTGCGCGCTGATTTTTACGAACAACTCCTTTCAGAAATCAAAATCCCCTCGCGCCTCAACCCCCGCCGCCGCGTCTGGAAGGCCCGCACAGATCGCCGTAACGAAGTGCTTGACTGCACCGTTGCCGCCGTCTGGCTCAGTCGCCACCTGCGCCTGCACCTGCGCCGCCCGGCCCAATGGGACATCGCCGAGCTGCGGCTGCGGCAAGCGTCCATCATTCCGCCTGACCCGGTGACGCCCGAGTTGCCAGCGCCGGAAGAAGACGTGCCCATAAACAGCGCGGCAATGCAGCCGGTGCAGACGTCTGCGCAAACCCTCACAGACGCACTCAGCGAAGCCATGACGGCCGCCGCCAACCACACCACCACCGCTGAAGATTCTGCGGCAGCCGATGCAATCCCGCCCGCCGCCACCCTCGCCTCGGCGCACTTCGCCGCCCTGTTGCGCAACCGCAAGGCCCAGCGCCGTGTCTAGCACCGTCGGTGGCGACAACCTGCGCGACCTGCTGGAAATCGCACGGCGAGAAATGCCCGACGTCCCCAGCGAAGTCTGGGAACGCTTCGCCATCCTGGCCAGCCTCAAGTTCCCCGCCACGCGGCTTTATGTCTCGGCGCAAAAGAAGCGCCGCCACCTGGAAGCGCTGGCCGCGGCCGATGCGCATCAGGATGCCGAACGCCTTGCCAGCCTGCTCGGCGTGTCCGTGCGCAGGGTGCAGCAGTTGCAGAAATTGAAATAGGCGTATTGCCAGCGCCGAATGCAATTGTGTAAGATTAACTTTAACAAGGAGAATAAAATGAACGCTCATGAAATACAGGATTTGGCATACCGCACAAAATGTGCAAGTGTTCAACTCATGCGCTACGGTGGGGTAGCAAGTGCTGAATTAGCCGACGTGCTTGATGGACTGACAGACCTCAACGATGACATTTCGAACGGGCGTGATCCGGCGTTAATCCAACAAAAAATCGAGGAACTAAAAACGTTGCTTGATTTAATCAAATGAGTGTTGAGTGTGGATGGGTATTCGCTCTGTCTCCTCCACCGCCACCTGCGAAATTTCTTGCCTAGTTTTTTCGCCCATGCCCGCCGATCATCGCGGACATGACCACACCCACCACCGAGCCTACCAGCTTTCGCGCGGGCGATTCCATTGCCTGGACCCTCTCGCTGCCGGAATACCCGGCATCAGCGGGATGGGCGCTTAAATACCGGCTGCTCTGGCCCACCGGCACGGCCGTGGCCATCAACAGCAGCGCCGCCGGTGACGATCATGCTGTCAGCCTGGCCGCTACTGACACCGCCGCCTGGGCCGCAGGCAAGGCCACGCTGCTCGCCTGGGTTGAAAAGGGCATCGAGCGGATCACCCTCAAGCAGCCGCTGGTGGACGTCCTGCCCAATCTGGCCGCCGCCAGCGTGTATGACGGGCGCAGCCAGGCGGTCAAGGCGCTCGCCGATGCCAAGGCCGCGCTCGCCGCCTACATGGCCGCCGGACAAACCCACGTCGCCGAATATGACATCGGCGGACGGCGCATGAAGTTCCGCACATCGGCCGAGATCATCGACCTCATCAACTACTACGAACGCGAAACCGCTGGCGAGCGTGCCTTGCAAGCCGCCCTGCAAGGCGGCAGCCCCGGCCGCGTGCTGACAAGGTTCTGACATGAATTTTATTTCCCGAATTTTTTCGCGTGAATCCGCCGCTGACCGCGCCGCCTGGCTTGATAGCGCCATTCGTGGCGCCGCCGCGCAAGTGCAAGGCCAAACCATGGCCGACCTGCGCGTGGCCAATCGCAGCTTTGAAGCCGCCGAAACCCCCGCATGGACAGAATCCTGGCCGACCCATGCCGCCGCCATCAACGATGATTTATCGCGCCAGCTCCCCACCCTGCGCGCCCGCTCGCGCGGCCTCGCCCGCAACAACGAATGGGCCATCGGCTACCTCATCCAGCTCGATGACAACGTGCTGGGCGAGGCCGGCATTCGCCTGCAAATGCGCATGATGGGTAGCGATGGCAAGCCGGATACCGACCTCAACAACCGCATCGAAGCCGCCTGGGCGAAGTGGGGCAAAGACTGCGAAGTTTCCGGCATCAGTTGGCGCGAGACAGAATCCCTGGCGCTCGCCAGCCTGCCGCAAGACGGCGAGCTGCTCTACCGCCTGCGCCCCGGCATGGGGCCGATGGGCATTCAAATCCAGTTGCTCGACCCGGCGCTGCTCGATGTCAGCCTGCACCGTGATTTCGGCGGCAACCGCGTGCGCATGGGCGTCGAAATTAACGATGACGGCAAGCCCGTCGCCTACTGGCTGCTCATGGCTCGCGTGGGTGATGGCCCCTCCGATCTGGTCACCGTGGGTCGCCACGTGCGCATTCCCGCCGAACAGATCCGCCATCGCTTTTTACGGCGCGAAGTCGGGCAGATTCGCGGTTATCCGTGGCTCGCCGGCGGTGCGCGGCGACTCTGGCTCACCAAGGATTTTGAAGAATCCGCGGCAGTCGCCAGCAGCAATGCCGCCAAGCGTCAAGGCTTTTTCGTCAGCCCCACCGGCGAAGCGCCCAGGGGCTTTGCCGACACCATCATTTCCAGCGTGCTTGAAAGCGCCAAGGCATCCGGCAAAGTGCTCTCGCCGGACGAAATTCAAGCGCTCACCGCCGCCGCAGAAAAATACGCCACCACCGTGCCGGGCCAGTTCGACACCCTGCCCGATGGCTACGACTTCCGCCCGTTCGAGAGCAAGTGGCCGAACGTGGACGGCAGCACCTACGTCAAGGGGCAGTTGCGCGGCTGGGCCGCCGCACGCGGCATCAGCTACGTCAGCATCGGCAACGACCTCGAATCGGTCAATTATTCCTCCGCCCGCGTCGGCATCGTTGGCGAACGCGAACATTACAAAACCGTCCAAGGTCTGATTAAAAGCTGGCTGCACGCCGAAGTGTTTGCCGAAGTGCTGCCCTATCTCATCCTCGCCACCCCGTCGATCAAGATGTTGCAGCGGGACGTCTATCAGCAGGCCGCCACCTGGCAACCGCGCCGCTGGGCAGGCATCGACCCCACCAAAGAAGCCACCGCCAACGAGATCAACCTGCGCCTCAAACTCGCCAGCCGCCGCCGCATCATCCTCGAGCGCGGCGAAGACCCGGATGAAATCGCCGCTGAAGTTCAAACCGAAGAAGCCCTGTTCGGCCCGATTGATCCAGCAACAACACCCCCGCCGATGACGCCGCCGGACGATGGTGAAGAAGAAACCGCCACCCCCAAAAAGTCCCGCGCCCGCGGCCCGCTGCTGGCCGTACGCGGCATGCCTGAATAACGAAATTTCTTGCCTAGTTTTTTCGCTTATGAAAAAGGAAACTACTTACATGACCACCAAAACTCACCCGCAGCATATTGTTGGCAGCAAGAGCCGCATCGACGGCGCCCTGCATCGCAGCCTGCCCGCCACGCTCAGCCTCCGCGAAGCGGCGCCCGGCCAGGCGGATGACGGCCTGCTGCGGTTGCGGCTCTCTGTCGCATCCGAAACGCCCTACCTGCGCGCCAGCTGGTTTGATGAACCCTGGGTTGAAATCCTTGGCCACAAGGCCGATGAA